GGCTCCTTTTGGTGTCGTACGACACAGGAGGGCTACTGCTCCCTTCGCTCCTCGTACTAACTGAGGAGTAAAACGTATGATTACAGAAAAAGTAGTTTTAGAAGATCGTACCGCGACTGGCATACGAACGATGCGTTTTATACACACGTTCGTTGATGACAGTTTCCACGGTACTTATCATGCTGATTTCGGTTACCAAGAGGATTATGGTAGCCGTACTATCTCATCTGTAGTCGAATACCTGTCTAAAGACAGTACTTCGTTTCCTGGCTATGCTAATCTGCGAAGCCAAGTTGCATACCCCGAAGTCTGTGGGGTTGCGGGTTTTTCGAGGGCTAAACCCTCGAGACGCTTCAGGAAACCAGTGTTACCTACTCGTATAGCTTTTCACCCGCCGGCTCCTCCAAAGGAGCCTAAGGGTGTTGAACGTACTAAGCCTTTCTCGTCGAAGTTTCCTCTCTCCCCTGAATCCTATACTCGTTTGAAAAACAAGTATGATTCTAAGATGAAGAGAGTAATGGAGATTCGAGAGGCAAAGTATAAGTTACGTCAGGAAGTACATCAGTACAACCTGCGTAACTACGAGCGTCGTCTTGCAACATTCAACAAGTCCCGGGATAAGTATAACTCTGCCTTTAAAAAGCGTATGGATGCCTATCTCGTAAGACTAGCTGAGTGGAACAGGAAGACTGACTTTGGGACTAATAACCCCTATAAAGTCAGAAAGGTAACTAGCAAAGTCGCTTCCTCACTTTTCCTCCAAAATGAAAATCCGTATGTAAAAACGCGGATAATAACCAAGAGGGGTAGTGGGATCGAGACATCTTGGGGTCACATCTACTGTGGCACTAGCTATACTGGAGGTTATTACCCCAGCAATAGAGGTGTTCTGTCAGGTGTGATGTTCGAGATTGCTCAAAACCCACCAACTGTTACAGTAGACAGTAACGTGGGTCAGACTTTGCTTCAAAGTGTCCTCCAACCCCTCTTACCTATGGTAAACGAACTGAAACTCGAGACGATCACAAAATATCGTGACCGCCTTAAGGACCAGGACGTAAATCTGTTGGTAATGGGCGGAGAGCGTGCTCAAACTCTGAGCCTCTTTGTCGAAGCGTATAAGAGACTTCACAGTCTTATTACGGTGAAACGGGATGTTTTCAAAAGTTTGAAGCGTTATGTTTCGGACCCGAAGGCAATCAGTAATGATTATTTAGCCTTTAAGTTTGGAGTAATGCCGTTGCTGTCAGACATCGATGGATTGATGAAAAAGTTGGCTGAGTTTGAATACTCCGCTCCTACTTCCTCTGACAATGTAGTTATCGTAAAATCCGGCAAGAAGAAAATTCTCAACGATGTTGTAAAGTTGGGTTTTAACAACTACCGGGTCTATGGTACCATTACATATAATACCTCGGTAAAGTATCATATCGAGGATGCAACCGCACGTAGTTTTCAGAGATTCGGCTTAGTAAATCTGGCCGATGTCGCATGGGAACTAACACCGTGGTCTTTTGTAGTTGATTGGTTTGTACCTATAGGTGATCTTATCTCGAGCTTGACCGATGATGTTGGTCTTACTTTCTGGCAGGGCACTGAAACAGTTACTTACAATCTCTATTTTGAACCCACGACTGAGGACTCTCGAACTGAGGATCCTCTTATGCAGCTGTATGCAGGTAATACTGCATCCGAGACGCCTTATCTTCCGGCGACACCTCCGATTGTTCCTAATACCGGCGATGCCGAGTATTCGGATATCCTTGGTGTTACTGGGTGGACAAAGGTCTTTGTTAATGTGAAAGCTCCAGATGGTTTCAATCTCTACCATAAGAGTCGAAGTGTGATGATTTCACCACACCAGACTTCAGTGGTCGTAACTAAGAACCCCCTGTCGTGGACACATGGTCTCGAAGCTCTGAGCCTTTTGGCTCAGAAATTTAAACGTCATTTATGACATCTACTTGGAGTACAACATAATGCCTACTTTTACAACCGTATCGTTAAACGACGGTCTCGCAACACCTGTTGCCCATGCCTTTGCTCCTCAAGAGCAGATAGCGGGGGTGAGTGTTTTTAAAGATCGAGTAAGTGGTGTGTCGGTCGGTTATCCGACTTTGTCACTTTCCATTGCTCGACCCAGCAAGACTTCTCGCCTCACCAAAGTGCGTGCAAAGATTGTTGTTCCTGTCCTCGAAGCAACCGTGGCCTCGACGGCATCTGGGTTAATCCCAGGTCCGACAAAGGCTTACGACTGCGCCGTGGACATCAACTTTCTGTTGCCCGAACGATGCACAACGCAGGATCGAACAGACCTCTTGGCTTACGCCCAGAATCTTCTCGCTCATGCTATCATGACATCGTTGGTGGTTTCGAATGAGTCTATTTACTAACTCATCCGATCCTGCCGCAGTTAAACCACTTTGGAGAACTTTATGCTTAAGCAAAAGGTTTTGGGCAACCGCAATAGCGGCGGCCGCAGCGGGAGTCTCAGGAAATCCCGAGATTTTCGGCTACACAGTTCAGATTATAATGAACTTGTTTTAACGTACTTCAGCACTCTGGATTCGCCAGTTGCTCTCTCGTGTGCGATTCTTTTTGCACACGGTGAGAACGACCAACTTGTTCAGAAGGAGGTACGGCCCGTCGATTATATCGATGAAGCCAGCTTCTTCGCTGACTTTGCAGCTATTTCCTTTCTACGAAAGAACTCGTCTTTAAAGACGACTATTGATACTAAGGAGATGGCTCTACAATCGTTCCGGAATTGCGAGAACGTATGCAAAGCCGCTAACACCAGACTCCGTCCTGATTCACACGAGCAACCAAGCTTATGTGACCACACCGTTCTTTCGATCGCGCGTGGTAAAATTTCCAGGATTTTAGGAGCTTTTGATGTTGACGATATGTTAGACAGTTGTAGCTTCGGACCTGGTTCAAGCCTCTCTATTAAAGGAGATGCAGCAAACCTGCCGAACAAGTTTGACGTCGAGCGTGATATCACGCGCGACGCGTACGACTTATTCGGAGCAGTGATGACGGAGGCTTACCCTTCATGGGACGCCTTCAAGCAACCACTGTTCAGATAGGTAACAAGGTCGTCACAGTGCCTAAAAACGCAAAAACTGACCGGACGATTGCTATCGAGCCAGGCTTAAACACCTGGATACAACTCGGTATTGGTCGTCAGATTAGAAACCGTCTTAGGTCCGCGGGCTTCAATCTTGATTCTGATCTAAAAAATCAGAGACAGGCCTACCTCGGGTCCATAGGACATGAGGTTGCGACTGTCGATTTCAAGGCTGCCTCCGATACCATCGCTATCGAGACGGTAAGATTACTCTTACCGCCTAGGTGGTTTTTGGTACTTGATGCAGCGAGAAGCCACTACTACACACTAGACGGAGTTACTCATCGTGCTGAGAAATTTAGCACGATGGGTAACGGTTTCACCTTTGAGCTAGAGAGTCTAATTTTCGTTTCCTTGGCGCTCGCTTTGTGCGAGTTTCACGGTTGCGATGACTCTTGTGTCTCTGTTTTTGGTGATGACCTCATTTTACCGTCAGAGTGTGTTTCTGATCTTACCAGCGTATGTTCGTACCTAGGTTTCACAATAAACTCCGAGAAAAGCTTTATCTCGGGGCCGTTTCGTGAGTCCTGTGGTACGTATTATTTCGCTGGTAGTGACGTCAAGCCAATGTTTTTAAAACAAAGGCCCGATCGACTCTGCGACGTTATACGTCTCTGCAACGCCGTTCGTGAATTGTCGCATAGGAGAGGTTTTAATCTCTTCTGCGACGCTTCATTTAAGGCGCTGTGGTCTCTTTGCGTCTCCCTGGTTCCGAAAGACTTACGTCTTTTTGGACCTAGGAGCGCTGGAGACGCCGTAATATCCTCAAATATCGAGGATTGTACGAGTGTTAAGCTTCTTAAAGACGGCCATGAAGGGTTTTCCTTTCTAGGTCGTCCCACAGTTGCTATAGAGTCTGAATCGGACAGTCGAGGCCTACTTCTGGCCCGTCTGCATCGACCGTCACGCGACATGGCGTATCATAACCATGTAGCGATCAGAGCGAGGACTCGCACCGTTGAAAAACGAATGCGAACCCATCTGTGGTACAACTACGGCTCCTGGTAATCTGGAGCGTAGGCAATACGGGAATTACCTAATTCCCTG